AGGAAGAAGATACCACTGAGGAAGAAGATACCACTGAGGAAGAGGATACTGATTCCGATTCTGATTCTGAGTCTGATTCTGAAGAAGATGACGATGATGAAGAAGACGAGGACGATGATGAAGAGGATGTAGAGAAAGCCGAACGTTCTAAGAATGGTAAGGATACCAACCAAAGCAAGAACGCAGGAAAAGCCAAAAAGGACCCTGCTAAGGAAACTAGAGACAAAAAGGCTAAACGTAAAAAAGGTAAGAAAGCAGCCGAAAAGGCAGATAAGGAAACGGACATTGATAATGGTAAGGGTGAAATTAAAAAGTCTGAAGATTCAGATGAGGAAGTTCTGAGTGACCAAGATATTGTAGGTGCTTTTGAAGCGTTAACTAAATCTTATGGTGCTGTTATTCAAAAGAACGATAAACTTATCCAGAAAGTTGAATCTCTTGAGAAGTCATTAGAAAGTATAGCGGATAGTGTTCAGACTCTAGTAGAAGACGAATACGAGGATGAAGACGAAGACGAAACTGATGATGGTTCCGAAGAAGAAGAGGATGAGGAAGAAGAAAAAGAGTCTAAGCCTAAAGGAAAGAAAAAGAAGAAAAAAGACGAGGACTCTGAAGAGGAAGAAGTAGAGAAATCAGAAAAACCTGAGGGTAAATCTGTGAGCTACATTTCTAAGTCTGAAACAGAAACAGTTGAAGATGCAGAAACGGAAGAAGAGGAGCAAGAGTTTAACCCTAGAGACCATGTTTCCGCAATCGTAGACTATGTAGTTAAGAACCAATATACTTTAGAACCTAGCACAAAAGCAGTTTACCGTGGGGCAGTACAGCGTGTAAAACGTGGAACTCCAACAGACCAAGATATGGAATTGTTTCAAGAATTTGCAAAAAGTCAAGAAAATTCCAAAAAATAAACGATACAGTGCTATATTAAGTGAGGAATACCTGATATAGGTTTAACAGGGGGTTTCTACTCCTCCTACCCCTCTGTTTACTGTAAAACGAAGTAAAAAGTGAATTACTAAACTAATTATAAAATCCAATAGAAGGGAAGATAAAGTAAATGGGTAGCGAAATTAAAGATAACCAGATTCCAAATGAAGCCAAGACTAAGTTAGACGAAGTTATTTCTAAAACATTTACCACTGGCTATGGTATTTCACCAGAAGGTCAGCAAGATGCAGCCGCATTAAGACGAGAATCTCTAGATGATGAAGTGAAGATGTTAACTTATGATACAAACGACTTCACCATCTACCCAATGATTAATAAACAACAAGCACGTTCTACCGTTGAGAAATATTCTATTTTCAACCAACACGGACGTACTGGACATAGCCGATTTGTACGTGAGGTTGGGGTAGCTTCCATTAACGACCCTAATATCCGTCAAAGAACGGTTAACATGAAGTTCTTAAGTGATACGAAACAACAATCACTTGCTTCTGGTTTGGTTAACAACATCTCTGACCCAATATCTGTATTGACTGACGATGCAATTGCAGTTATTGCTAAGTCAATTGAATGGGGTATTTTCTACGGGGATGCAGCACTTTCTTCTGAAGACGATAAACAAGCAGGTATCGAATTTGATGGTCTACATAAACTGATTGACCAGAACACAAATATTGTAGATATTCGTGGTGAAACTCTTACAGAAGCAGATTTGAACAAAGCATCTGTTATCGTAGGTAAAGGTTATGGACAAGCAACAGACGCTTTCATGCCTATCGGTGTACAAGCTGACTTCACTAACAATTTGCTAGACCGTCAACGTGCAATTATGCCTTCTCAAAACGGTGGTATGTCTACTGGTTTCACTGTAAACGAGTTCTTATCTACACGAGGTATGATTCGTCTACATGGTTCTACAATCATGGAAAACGATAAAGTACTTGTAGAAGATAAGACTCCACAACAAAATGCACCACTACCTCCACAGTCTGTCACTACTACAGTACAAACAGGTGCACAAGGTAACTTCCGTGAATCTGACCTTGGTACACAGGCTTATAAGGTAGTTGTATTCTCAGATGAAGCTGAATCAGTAGCTTCTGAAGAAGCAGTAGCGACAGTTTCTAATACAACAGATGCAGTACAAATTACGGTTGGTCTACAGTCACTGTACCAAAACCAACCACAATTTATTACAGTGTACCGTCAAGGTGATGAAACTGGTTACTTCTTCGAGATTGCTCGTATACCAGTAAGCAAAATAAATGAAAATCAACAAATTGTATTTACAGATAGAAACGAAGTTATCCCAGAAACAACGGACGTATTCGTTGGAGAGATGAGTCCACAAGTTCTTAGCTTGCTAGAACTTCTTCCAATGATGAGATTACCACTAGCACAAATGAACGCTACTGTAACGTTCACAGTACTTTGGTACGGTGCTCTTGCTCTTTACGCTCCGAAGAAGTGGGTACGTATTAAGAACGTTAAATACATCCCTGCACTTGCAGCAGATGTTACTCCTACTCCTGCACGGTACTAAGCGCACAAGGTAGTTAAGTAGGGAGTACGTATAAAATCGAATAAAAGTTAATAAGGGGCAGAGAATTTTCTGTCCCTTTTTTATTTAACGAATGATAAGGAGAGAAGATAATGTTATTTAATCAGTTTGTAGCAAATAAACAGGTAGCAACAAAGTATGGACAAATTACTTTTAATGAAAAAGGTGAGTCTAGAGACCTCAATACTACTGAGCAAAAAGATTTAGGTAAACTACCCGGGTTTAAATACGTAGAAGAAAAGAAACAAGCACCTAAAACAGAAGACGAAGAACCTAAAAAGGAGACTTCCACAACTTCTAAATCACAGAAAAATACACGAACAGCATCCAAAAAGAGTGAGTCAGAAGAAAAATAATAAAGAACGGTGAGGGATAAGAATGATTACAAATGATAATAACGGAAACCCTTACGGACACAATAATGAGAAATTAGTAAAACCAGAAGATGTAAACAAGTATACACTGGATGATTATGGTTTAACAGTGGAAGCGGTTAAAGCAAACCACTTTGGTGTTGATATAACAGACCCAAGAACAGGACAACATCTACCAGACTACTTTTATAAGTCTAAAATAGAGTCTGCTGTAGCCAAAGCAGAAAAAGATTTGGATATTGTTTTACTACCTAGGATATATGACGAACACCACGATTTTAACAGAAACGACTTCCAAAGTCATATGTTTCTTCATGCTCATCATAGACCTATTGTTCAACTAGAGGAAGCTACGTTAGAGTACGGAGGACAAATGGTTTTTGACTACCCTACAAGATGGTGGAGAATATATAATTTATCTGGACATATTCAGATGCTACCTACAATGTTGTTATCTGGAGACCAAGGACCACTAAATTTGGCACAGGTATATTCAGGGTACCCAATGATTGCAGGGATACCTCACCTTGTCGGAAATCAGACTGCTCCTCAAATGTTCCATATCCAATATGTAGCAGGTATGCTACCTCCAGAAAGAAGAGGGGTAGCCTTAGAACACGAAATGCACCCCGACTTATGGGAGTTAATTATTAAAATGACTCTTATTGAAGTATTCGAGCAGTGGGGACGTTTAATTATTGGTCCGGGTATCGCAAGTATGTCTATGGATATTGATGGTGTAAGACAGAATATTGATACAACTCAGTCAGCAATGTACGGTGGTGCATCCGCAGAGATTGTACAATTAAATAATGATATTCAAGGTTTAAAAACACGTTTGAAATCCTACTACGGTATGAATTTAGGTATTATTTAAGGAGGTGTAACCATTGGCAGAAAAACCAACGATGCTACAACAAGTAGCAGCACCAAGTATAAGCCCTGACGTTGTAGATAATCACAACAGAACTACCTCCTTACCTACTTTGTGGGAAAAGTCCTATCTTTGTCCTTGTAGAAACAAAGCAACCAGACAACCCAATCAGTCCTGTAAACTATGTCATGGACGAGGTATTGCTTACTTACCTGCAAAACCCTTAAATGTAACAATACAATCTCAAGAAAAAGGAATAATGAATGCTGACTTAGGATTACTCGATTCAGGTACAGCAATAGGTACCCCTGATAGAAATTCTCAAGTTTCTTTCAGGGACAGGATTACATTAGAAAATGTTAAGGTATCGCAGTCCTTTATTTTTGATGTAAGTGAAAAGAGGGTAAGTAATGGTTTCTACATGGTGTATGACGTGAATGAAATTGAGTTTGCTACAACCATGGATGGTGAGATTCGAGAAGGAACTGACTATGAACTTGATTTAAAAAATAACTTACTCTTTCCTAAGGAGCACTTGTCAGGTAAAAACGTATCCTTAAATATTAAGACTACTTTAAGGTATATGGTGGCTGACTTACTAAAAGAACATAGGTATGCTCCTCAACAAGATGGAACGTTTGAACCTATGCCTCAGAAACTGTTATTGAAACGTGAGGACATATTTGTAGATAAAGAAGCTTTTGAGTTAGGAACAAACGAAGAAGAAACAGGAGAAATGATAGATACGAAACGACAACCTTCTGTTGATGGACTAAACGGATTCTTTAGGAATGGGGGTATCTAAATGCCTAAGCGTTCACAAAGACCTAGTTTGTTTAAGAATGACCAATCGATTAAGAGAAGTATGCAAAATATCGGTGATGCTCTTGTTGATGGTACCCTATCCGCAGGTATGGATGCAATAAGACAGCAGGATTCTAACGATATAGAGATTAAGAAAAAACCTAAATACTTAGAGGTAACAGAAAGAAGAATGCATAAACTTGATGTTATCGATTTAAAACCCTACTTTGCAAGGAGTAGTAAGAAGGAAAGGAAAAAAGACGGTGGATGGTATCTTACGATACCTATTAAAAGAAAAACCCGTGATATGTCTAGACGAATGTATGACCAACTACGTTCGATTGATATGTCTCCAAATGAGAGACAGACAGTCGTATCCGATTATTTATACGATAGAAGACGTGATTCTGATGCAAGTATGCTTAACTATACTCCGAGGTCAAAAAACATTGAGAAACGTAGGAGTGGAAATAATAGACATACCTATACAGCATTTAGAACTGTTTCAGATGAGTCACCAGCTAATAGTTGGATGATTAATAGACAGAATGTGAATGAGAAAGATACTTCTAAAACATTCGTTAAAAACGTAGATAGGCTTATGAAATGGAAAATGAAAAATGGTTGGCAGTAAGGAGGGAAATAGTTGCTACCTAGCATAGATACATATTTACATGGCGAAATAGAGGATAAACTGAAAATTATCCAGTCCAGTTGCTATATTATGGGGGAAATACTAAAAGATATCCAACCTGAAGTTGCCCGAAATTTTATAAGAACTTACTGTGGGGATAAGGGTAGAGAAATACCGATTGTATATACGATGCCTCAAGAGAAAATGCAATTACAAGGCTCCATATACATAGGACTTAGACAAGGTGCTGAAGAACACCAAAGTATAGGTAACATAGAAGAGACCTACTTCTTTAAGGAAGACGGTGCCATACGAGAAAACGCTATTGTACAAGTTAGTGAAGATAACACAAGACTGTGCTTTGATTTGAGTAAGGAAATTGGAGAGTTGATTAATGTTGAAGGGTTAGCCTTTTCAGATAGCGACAATGTAACTATTGAAGACGGCAAATTGTATTTTAGATACGACCCTAACTTAATCGGGACGACCTTCGCAGTACACTATACAGCAGTAGCAGATTCTGATAATGAAGATGTGGACACTGATGAGCAGGGGTTAAAAAAAGGTTTTTCTACAATTGAGAATTACTCCATACTAGCTCTTTCAACAAATATGGATACAGTCAGGTGTATTGATTTAATCCTCAAAGCAATTCTCATAATGATGAGGGACAACCCTAATGAGAAAGGCAACTACCTCCTACAAAGACTACAGTTCGGTCAAATTGATGAGGTAGATACAGAGGTAGGAAATAACAGTGATGCAAGACCTATGATTCTTTATGGAAGGGAAACGATTGTAACTTATACAACATCCTATAGTTTAGATATACCATTAGAGAACAAAATAAAAGAACTGATTTTAGATGTAAGCTTAGATTAGAGAGGTGAGCATTATGGCTGAAGTAGATAAATATAAAGGAAACGAAACAGAAGAAGAACTAAACCAGCCAGAAGTATCAGATAGTTATGAAAGTAATAGCACAAATGAGTCTACAAAGCCTAAGAAGGCTAAAGATAAAAAACCTAAACCAATTAAGCCTTATGTACACATTGATACCTTCTTACAAACAGCTATAGAAGTGTTTGACATTAGTAATGTTCAAGCACAAGGATTCAAAGCTAAGATGAGAGGGAACCATTATCAACGTGATGAAAAGGTTTTTGTAGAAGAACTTAAGAAGTACCTTAATTTAAAATAATCACATAGAAAGGAAGATAAAGACATGGCAGTATCTTACGGATACGACAGAACTCGTCCTAGAACAAGGGTAACACTTGATTCTAGTAACCTAGGTTCTGCAAATGTAGCAAGTGAAAAGCCTTTAATACTGCTTGGTTCTGCTACAGGTGGACAACCACATGCACCACAAGAAGTTACAGACTTTTCTCAAGCAAGTAACATTTTCCGTGGTGGAGAACTACTTGATGCTATTGAAATGGCATGGAATCCCTCTCCGAATGTGGAAAACAAAGCAGGACGTATTTTTGCAGTAAGAACAGATGAAGCGAAACAAGCAAATCTAACCGAAGGAGCTATTACTGTTGTTTCTAATCTGTATGGTTACGATGCTAACAGTATTCAGGTTTCTTACGGGGATAACGAGTTAACTGGTTCTAAACGATTTAGTGTATTCTTTACGCAAGACCGTTATGAACGAGTGTATGATAACATTGGTAATATCTTCTCTGTTACATATACTGGAGATCAACCTCAGGCAACTGTAACAATTAAAGAGGATACCAATACAAATCAAGCGACACAGCTTGTATTGTCTGTAGGTGAAGGAACAGACAGCATGCAACCAGTTCGTACTTATGAGTTGGGTGAGGGTGTTTATAAGGACACGAATATTCTTGTAAACGACATTAACAACCTTCCAGACTTTGAAGCTAGTATGAACTTCCGTGGAGGTAGCAAGAACGTACCTACAAACACGTTAGACCCTATGGAAGCTACAGATATTACAGGTGGCGAAGTAACGGTTACAGCAGTTGCAGGTGACCTTGTACGTCAAACACGTAATGACCGTTATATTTCTATCGAAATCGACCCTACGAAAGAAATGCCAGACACAATCCCGTTGTCTAATCTTTCAGGTGCAGAAACTTCACCTTCCCCTGCTTCTTGGGCTTCGATTTTCGATACCGTATCTGATTTAGGTGCTTATTACATTGTACCTTTAACAGATGATGAAGCTATCCATGGGGAACTTGTACAATTCCTACGTGATGAATCTCGAAATGGGAACCACTTGAGAGGAGTTGTAGGCGGTGGATTTGAATCATCTGTCAACGAGTTGGTGTCTCGTCAGACGAATTTAAGCAGTTCTAGAGTATCTCTGGTTGGGGATTCTGTTACTCGAAGAATGTCTGATGGACGAGTATATAATGCTCCTGCATACATGTATGCAGCTGCTCTTGCAGGTATAGCGAGTGGACTACCAATTGGAGAACCAATTACTTATAAACACACATCTATTGAAGCAATAGATAG